CACACCTACGCCCACGCCTACGCCGACGCCTACGCCCACACCGACGCCCACACCTACGCCCACACCTACGCCCACGCCTACGCCGACGCCCACACCTACGCCGACGCCTTGCGGGAAAAGCTGGCACACGTTCTCATAGAGACACTACGCATGGCGATTGAGGTCAAAGAATGAAACTGAAACAGAAAGAAAAAGGGGAGAGATGAAAGCCGTTCACAAATATTATCGAACGTACGTTTACAGCGGGATGGAAGAGGCTCTGTGAAAAAATTACTTTGCTGGATGTTTGGTCATCCGAGCATTCGCTTGTTTCACAACCACGTACTGGATGACAGCCTTCCGTACACCGAAATAGCAGGATGGGAATGCGAGCGATGCGGGCACATGGAGACAAAACAATGGGATGTGTAAATGAAACCCACGATCCACAGAAAGAAAAAGGGGAGATATGAAAGATTTAGCCGAGTCCGTAAAGATCTTACAGAAGGCATTAAAAGAAGACGCAGGGTATTGGATGGTTTGGGAAGCGAATATCGCCATGGCGTTCAAAGACGTGTGGCAGCGCACAGTTGAAAAAGGTGGACACCCGTGCACACCTAGTCACATCCACGTTATTGCAAATAATGCGGCGAAATACTTCCTACAAAACTTGACTCGCGAGATTGTAGAATGACACCCAATGAGGCTTGTTTACGGGCGGTGCTTGCAGAGGTGCAGATATACTTAGACCACAACACCGACAATCTATGCGGCGACGACAATATAAGCGACGGCAGGCTTACTATGCGATTCAACGGGATCACTGGCAAGATAGCAAGGGCCATCTCATCCACCGCAGGCGCATCGATGCAGGAGTCAACCGACCTGCTCGCTGAGTTGAGTGCGCTGAGAAACGTGGCTAAGGCGGCGAAAAATGTGGACAGCATGGGGGACCGGCTCAGTCAGGGCGCGACATTCTACCGTGGCAAATTGCGCGACGCACTCACAATCCTAGAAGGAGAATGAAATGATCTTTAAAACCACTATTAATCTGTATCGCATGAAGCCCGAAGACGTTCCCGAGGCCACAATTATAATGATGAAGACGATGTTTCCTGAAGAATTGTCGACAATAATTGACTGGCAGGGCGGTAAATCCTCATACAACACAATCAGCCAGCAGCTCGCGCACATCGACGATGTTATGGCGCTGGACCTACATCAAGGTACGATTGAGCTTACGCCGCTGCCCCGGCTCACTCTCCCGAGACTGGCTCACGCCGCTCTGAAAAACCTAAACCCGAACAGCGCTGCAATCGTAAGGGAAGCGGTTCACATTCATCTGCCAAGCGATAACCTCATCGCCATGCGCCAGGTTATAGTACTGGAAAACGAATGCACCGAGACTGTTGACGACTGGCTAAACAAGGGCTGGCGCATGCTCGCTATCCTGCCGCAGCCAAATCACCGCCGCCCGGATTATATTTTGGGCACTTATGAAAGTGGGAAGATATGAACGACAAAAAAGCCGCAGAAAAAGCCTTCGAGACGTGGTGGAAGAAAGGCGACCGCTACGGCTGGTCGCTGCAGATTTCTTGGCCCGATGCGTATGTAGCCGGCATGCGCGCGCAGCGGCGGGCGGACATTAAAGCCGTTAAGGCGCTGAAAAGAGACCGGGGTTTCGTGCAGGACAGCAAAGTGATTTCGCACGTTATCGCGGCGATAAAGATGGCCGGTAAATGACCGGCGTAATAGAGGGTGGCGGCACCTACTCCGGCAGCGGATTCGGCTACGGCGTAGGCGTAGGCGTAGGCGTCGGCTACGGCTCCGGCGACGGCTACGGCGTAGGCGTAGGCGTAGGCGTAGGCGTCGGCGTTGGCTCCGGCGCCGGCAGCGGCTCCGGCAGCGGAGTTTTAGAATGACCCAGGCACATGGACCGAAATGAATAACAAACAAAAACCGTCAAAGGAGGCGGTCACTAATGGAAACTAAAAATAGTCTGCAAGACAGCATGGTAGGTAAATCTGTAATTGTTCGCGCAAACGTAGCCGGGGTACACGCCGGGATTGTTGTCGCGGTTGATTTTATGACGAGCACGATCCAGTTAAAGTCAGCTCGCAGGCTGTGGCGCGTGTACACTCGAGACAGCACTGGTTCGATTTCCGACGTTGCGGCAAACGGTTTGAAACCTGACGCAGAACACAGCATCGGGGCTGTGTTGCCGGCTGTCACGATCGTAAACCCGCCCGGACTAGAGATCGCTGAAATGACGGATGGCGCGTGGCAGTCAGTGCTGAACTACGGGCCTATAAAATGACCGCAAATAAAAATCGCATTCCCGCATATCGCGATGGTTTAAATTCGTGGACCGAGGGCGAAAATTTCTCAGCACCAGGCGGAGAGATTGTCGAAATACTCTATGATGCGGCAGGAAAAAAATCTTACTTTGTGGAGCTGCCCGGAGTACCAGCATGTGCCCACGGCGATAGCGTGGTCGAGGCTATCGATGCTGCCCGCGAAAAGTTGGGGCAATCCCAGCCGCTAACAGCCGAAGAAAAGTTGGAATATCGGGCTGAACATTTTCGGTTTTCAGTCAGTCTGTTCAAACGACTAACACGGGCGTGTCGTAGCGGCGTAAAAACGTGGTTAGACGAGCGTGGGCTTGATGATACTTGTACGATGACGATACGCGAATTTAGAGACGCAGGTGGCGGTCAATGGGCGGACGCGCTTGGGCGGAAACTAGAATGAATGGCGTAATAGAGGGTGGCGGCATCTACTCCTGCTCCGGCAGCGGCTCCGGAGCCTGCTCCGGCTCCGGCGCCTGCTCCGGCTCCGGCAGCGGATTCGGCTACGGCTACGGCTCCTGCTCCGGCTCCGGCTCCGGCTCCTGCTCCGGCAGCGGCTCCGGAGCCGGCTACGGCTCCGGCTCCGGCTACGGCAGCGGAGTTTTAGAATGACCGGCGCAATAGAGGGTGGCGGCAGCGGATTCGGCGGCGGATTCGGCGACGGATTCAACACATGCAATGGTTTTGGTTGCGGCGACGGCAGAGGCATAGGCAGAATTGGTGATGGTGATGGCGTCGGCTCCGGAGGCGGCGATGGTGATGGATTCGGTGGTGGAGGCGGCATCGGCGGCAGCGGCGGATTTGGTGGTGGATTCGGCGGAGGCATCGGCGGTGGCATCGGCTACGGATTCGGCTACGGCTCCTGCTCCGGCTCCGGCAGCGGAGTTTTAGAATGACGCAGGAATAAATGGCGCAATGAGATGATTTTGGGTCAGATACAAAAGTAGTTTTGTCTGGCTTTGCCGCGTGTCGGGGGATGCGCGTAGTTTGGGGGGGCGGGGATGTACACGATTAAGGTTCTTAACTGGGATAAATATAACGAGCGGGCTGATCGCGGTAATTTCGTTTGGTTTCGCTTTCAGAACAGCTTTTTCTTCGATCAATCGGTATTTGGGTTGAGCGAATCAGCACAACTCACGTTCGTGTTTTTGCTTTGCGAGGCATCAAAATGCAGCGGCGGGGAGTTTGCGTTGCGTCAAGATTACCTTGTCTTGCTGCGTAAAAAGAGCGCTGACAAAATCGACAAAGATATAGCGGAGTTGGCGAACTCAAATCTGATTGCCTGGAATCCGCGGGAATTGCCAGGCAATGACAGGCATTGCCTGGAATCCGCGGCTACAGACAGACAGACAGACAGACAGACAGAACATGATTTTGATTTTGAAACTCTCTACAAAAAATACCCCCGCAAGGAGGGAAAGACCCTGGGGATGAAAATCTGCGGAAACCAAATCCTCTCGCAGGCCGACTTCGATCGCCTTTCAAAAGCGGTCGACAAATACGCCGCCATGTGTCGCAAAGATAAGACCGAGAAAAAGTACACGCTCCAATTCGGAACTTTCATGGGCCGATGGACCGACTACGCAGACGAAGGGCTGCCGCAGCCCGAACTGGATGCGTTCAAGGCAGACCAAACCCACGTCGAAGAGTTCCGCCGCAAAAGAGACGAGATGATCAATGCCGCAAAAAACATTTGAGGACTTCGCGCTCAACACGCTCGCGGGCCAGGGATGCGTCGTGTCAGAGCCACCAGAGCCAGAACCCTTAGCAGCAGAAAGCGTTCACGGACACATGCGTCCAATTCGAGATATCGCATTTGAGGCCCACAGCGAGCTGCTGAGCCCTTATCCATCAACCCCGGTCAGACTATGGCCGAACTTCACAAAAGCGACTGGCGGCCTACGTGCGCGCGAATTTACGATACTCTGTGGGGCGACCGGAACCGGCAAGACCACGTTTTTAGCAAACCTAAGTTTTCAGCTCTTGATGCAGAAGACAAAGCACTTTGTCGCAAGCGTTGAAACCGGCGCAACCGATTTCGTGAAGCGCACTATGTCAGCAATGCTCAGCGAAGACATCAACACGGGCGAGTCACTGAGTTTTGAGCGCATTGCGCAAATCAAGCACGAATTCGACCACCTGTTGCACACAGACACACTGATGCTGTCACTGTTTGATAACCGGATTTCTTGTCAGCAGCTTATCGCCGAACTGCAATCAGCCCACGATGTGCACGGCTGCCAGATTGCGATGCTGGATAATCTGAACTTTTTCATGGAGGTAACTGCCGAACGCAATGCGGTAGTGGAAATGGATAAGACGGTCCACGAGCTGATCATGTTTTGCAAACGCATCGACATGCACTTGATCATGGTCATGCATCCAAAGAAGACCGAAAACGGGCGGGTTGAATCAGAGTTCGATATCAAAGGCTCTAGCACCGCAGTTCAAGAGGCACACAACGTGCTGCTGTTTAACCGCACCGCAGAAGAGGACCAGGCCCAGTACCCCTCGCAGCGTTTTCGAGAACTCAGGTTTGCAAAGCTGAGGCGCCGAGGCAACTACGTCGGGCGGCGGATCATGTTTGAGAATTTCGGGACCTGCTACATCGAAAGAGAAATGCTATGACCACGATTAAAAACAATCACTCCGAGCATCTGGCAGATATGATCAAAACATTAAACCGCGCGTTAAGGGTGTCTGAAGCCAAGCTGTTTTTGCTCGCGGCTCAGGTAAAGCAGCAAGACGAAACCATCCGCGAACTGATGGGCATTCCATGACATTAAAACTCACGCCCGACCAGACGCCCGAATACGACGAACAAACAGTTAAAAATCACTTATATTGCTGGCTTGGCTCGCTGCCACGGTTCAGAAAGTGGGGCATGGTTATACCGTATTTTAATGGCTCAACGCTCCGCAAACAGGCAGGGCGCACGTTCCACGTTCGGATTCATGGTCGCTGGTACCTGCCGGGTTTCCCTGACACCATCTTGGCCTATCGCGAGCGGCTGCGGTTCGTGGAACTCAAGCGCACCAAGGGCGGCGTGGTATCCGTTGAGCAAAAGGCGTTCCAGGTTGACGCGCGCGCTAAGGGCTACCGGTCGGATGTTGTGAACGCGGTTGATCCGTTCAAACAAGTTCTTTTGGATTGGCTCGACGCCATTGATCTTGAGTTAGACAGTCTGAAATAAAGCCGCAACTATCATCAAGAAAACGTCGAGAAATAATCGAGAGCTTGAGCAAAGCGAACAACAAATATTTAGGGGAAAGAATGGACTGCAATCACTGCGACGATGGGACGGTAATTCACAACGAACACCTAGGGCACCACTGCGATCAATGCGGCGAGACTCACACAACGATTATCGTCATCCCAGGCGAACGCATGACATGGGAAACCCCTTATGAATGCGCGTACTTATAAGCACACCGCACAAAAGCATGGGCCGGCCTAAATACAGCTTGACGCGATGCGGCACAGCGTGCTATGATCTGTGTCAACGCAACGAGATTTGAACATTTCAATGCGTCCACTTCTAAATAAAAGGTATTTACAATATGCTTACAAAAACCATTGATCTTTCCCCTGATAACAGAATTCCGGGCCGGGACATTAAAGACGGCGAAGAATTCCTGTGGATAAAAGCCGCCACCTTCCGCATTTATCTCGCGACATGCGCCCGATGCGAGGATTGCGGCACGCTCGGGAGTGTGAATGACATCGCTGTTCAAGACGATACGATGCTCGAAAATGTCCGATGGACTGCAAAAACTCCCGTTAGCGTCGGAGCATATGACGCCGATGGCTCGGGAGCGTGCCTATGCGATACCTGCGCTCTTAAGCGCGCTGCTCCCTGATACCAGCGGCTAGTCGATTTTATCAAAGCGCTGCGAGTTAATAGCTCGCGGCGCTCGTGATGCAATTGAACGCATCTTTAACAAAGGATTCAAAAATGAAAACAAAAAAGCAAACAAAAATGAGTGACTTGCGTCGCGTATTTGAAGGCATTATAGACCCAGCTATCGACGAATATTTTGAGGATACTGTGAAAGACGCAGATGGTGTGTCTCAGTATGCCGAATTCGGACTCAAATTGCACATCACCGACGCTGAAGCGGAATTTGTTAGAAAGTTATGCGTATCGCACCGCGCAGCGCGCGATGCCGGTACTCTTGATAGCAACACATTTTACCACGATTTTGAGAGCAAGTTTTTTTAAGCGATTAGCCGCGCCCGGCAGTTTGTTAAATCCTTTTTTAAACTGCCGCGTAAGCAATTCAGTTCAACTGGGGCAGCTGGGAATTGCTTAATGCGGGCAATAGGTGTCGCTGATGATCTGCCAAAATCATCAGTGGCACCGCCCCGTCTCACACCCCTGGGCACACCGCTTGCTTGAGTTTCCGAAAGGAGACCACGGATCGTCTGTTGATATGTGGTGCGAGTGAGGCACGACGGCTAGTTTAGCCCAGCGTCTGAAACCCGGTCATCCTCTAGGTAACCCGTCTGATCGAAGTATATTACGAACGCCGCAACCGTACATTTGAACGCATCGCCGCCAAACAGCCTTACACTCAGCATTTCGGCCCGGATCTTTTCAATGTCTGACCAGTTCTCGCGCGTTAATCCCAGCACGTCGGCAAACACGTATTCGAGTTGCAGCATGAACCCTGATTCGGTTGGGAAACACATAGTTCAATCCTATCAGACGAAGTGCCCCGGCGGCACCACCAGGGCGCGCACCGGGGCTTAATTTAGCCAAGGATGGAATGTGCCAGGACTGCGGTTTCCTGCGGATTGAACGAAGCGCGGAGTTTTCGGATATGCTCGCGAAACGCTTCGCGGAGTATTTCGGAACGGTCGCCGTTTGTCTCGGATAGAAGCTTCTCAAATTCTTCAGCGTCCTCACGGTAGGGGCGAAAGGCCACATTGTCTTTTGAGAGAACCTTTTTCTTGGGAATTTGTGCAACCATCTGTGAATTATTGTGAACGGCGGGCGGACAACTATCAATCAATATTTTAAAACAATTAGTTAATGTGATTCACAATCGTAAACGGAAATCGTGTAGAAATCCATTTCATACTGCCGCTTAATTAGTCTGGTGAACGCTGTAAGACCTTTCGTATTTGGTAAGCGATCCAAAACACTACCAACCCGCCCTTGCGGCATGTGCGAATTGCCGTTTGCTCCGAAATCCAAATTCAATAAAACCTGCAAAGAATGCAAGAAATCCGAAGCATGGCGAACAGGAAACGACATTTACGCGCTGCCACCCTTTCTCGAGGGTGATCGCAAAAAAGCCCTATCAGACCGTGGCTGACCTGGTCGTTGCCTGCGCCGTCTTTTTACTATTAATCCTAGTTTGGAGCTAACCATCTGAGGAAACTTACACGCAAAGAGGAGTCATTCGTTCGCGAATATCTCAAATGCTTGAACGCAAAGAAGGCCGCGATACTTGCCGGTTACAGCGAAGACAGCGCGAGAAGTATCGGCAGTGAAAACCTGACTAAACCCGCCATAAAAGCGGTAATCTATAAAGATTTTGAGCGACGCGCGAACAAGGCAAACGTTACTCAAGACAGGGTTATCCAGGAACTAAAACGAATCGCGTTTTCAAACATGGCCGATTTCGCGCGCTGGGACGGCAACACGATCAACCTCAAAGATAGCGACGCTCTTAGCCGCGGTAAAACTGCAGTTATCAAAGAAATTTCGGAAACCGTAACAGAAGCGGGCGGACGAACCACAATCAAGCACCACGACAAGATCAAAGCCCTGGAGCTCATAGGTCGCCACCTAAACATGTTCCGAGACAAGCCAGACGACGCGCCAGCCGCCACTGAAGCAAAGGCCGATGTCTACCCCGCCATGACCAAAGAGCGAGCCGCTGAACTTCTGAAAGAAAAGGAAGAAAAGAAATGACGCATATTGGTTCTGTTCTCACGCGCATCAAGCAAAAGTTCTTTATCGATGGAAACGGTAATCCCGTTAAAGTGGGCTCCCCCATCTGCGATCAAATCAGATATCCCGATCCGCCAGGTAAGGCCGCGTGCGATGTTCCAGGCCTAACCGGCGAGCAAGTTTATCACCTGAAAAAAGAAGGCGAGGTAACCATTAGGCTCGGTAACGAGATGATCCATTTCGAGATTATGAGTGCTTTGGATTACGACCGTCAATATCGAGAGCAGACCGCAAAGCGAGACAAGGAATGATGACCGCGTGCCTCGCAGGGTTTCTATTTGCTCTGTTATTTATTGTTGGCGCAGGGCGCGGCCCCAGATAATGCCCTTCACGCGCCCGCTTGAATATTACGTTAACCGTTTTCACGACAAGCAAGAGCGCGCGTGGCTTGCCTATAAGTCTGGGCGAGACGTTGTGCTTGATTGGGGTAGGCGCAGCGGCAAGTGTCTGGTAGAGGGTTCCATGATAATAACTCCATGTGGACCGAAGCGAATCGAAGACCTGAAACCAGGCGATCTTGTCTATTCTGAACGTGGCGAACCGATCCGCGTCAAGCATGTAAAATACCAGGGCAAGAAGCGCGTAGTGGATCTCTGTAACAACGGAACCGTTTACGAGACGGCTACGATTGATCATCGTTGGATGACCATTCACCGGGAGCACGGATTCAAGAAGCTTAGGGCGCCGAAGGAATGGTATAAAGCACTGGCCATCGAACGCCTTTGGGTCAAAGCCCCGCTCGGAAAGGTTCACGAACCGCACGCCTATGTGCTCGGAGCGATGCTCGGCAACGGATGCAGCACCGCCGCGGGCAATAAATGGTATATTTCTTCTGAATCTCCGCACACGCCCCATAAGATTGCAAAGATAATTGGACTGAAGCTATTCAAAAACGGAGGTAAAAATTACACCTACTCTCTTGGTACGGAGGCCGGGAGCGGGAAGCATACAAAGCCGATTCACTGTAATCACTATGAGGAATGGTGCAAGGGGAAGCTTGCTCATGAAAAGTTCTGTGATCTAGAAGTGATCAAGACGTGGGACCGCCGGTCGCTCCTTGAGTTTGTCGCTGGCCTCATAGACACAGACGGCAGCGTCACCTTCAACGGCAAGGAAATCAATCTAAGGCTTGCGATGCAGTCAAAGTCCTGCATCGAGGCGCTTCAGTACGCGCTTCTTGCCCTTTGGCAGTGCAGGGCGACAGCCGACATAGACGACAGGCCAAGATACAAAAACGGCCCGATTCACCGGATCGGCGTGAAGAACATTCTGTTTAATAGGGTCATTCTTAAAGAATTGAACCCCTATCTAGTAAATCCAAAGAGAAAATATTGCCGCGAATGGGGCAGGCTTAAGGCCAACAACGGGAATGTTGACCACGTCGGTGTTACGTTTAGGAATGAGCGAGTTGAGAAATGCTGGGACATAGAGGTGGACAGCCCCACTCATCTTTACCTGACCGCAACGGGCCTGGTGACCCATAATTCAGAATTTATCGCCGAAACATTTATCGAGGATATCGAAGACCACGGCAGAGACTGCATGTATATCGCGCTAACGCAGGGCCAGGCGCGTGAAATTATGTGGGACAAGTTCTATCAGCGGTTGAAAGACCGCGCGCGTGAGTGGAAGTCAAACGAATCACGCCTAGAGTGGAAGCATACGCCAAGCGGCGCGGTGATATCGTTAAAAGGTGCGGACCTCGGTAAAGATAAGCTTCGCGGTAACGCCAAGAGGTTGATTGCGCCCGATGAGTTCGCGTTCTTTCGAGACCCGACAATTGTCAAAGACGTGCTCGTACCGCAGCTTGCCGACTTCAATGGGCAGTTGATTTACGGTTCAACCCCCAAGGGCAAAAATCACTTTTGGCGGTTAAAGAAGCGCGCGCTTGCCGATCAACTTAAATTCTACACATCGCACTGCACGGTATTTGAAAACCCATTTATAAGCCCTGAGGGCAGAGACAAGCTAATATCAGAGTACGACGGCCCGCTTGACCCTCTTTACCGCCAAGAAATCCTTGCCGAATACATTGTGTTTGAAGGCATGGCGTTTGCTCTTGCGGTCGAAGACTACACTTGTGACCGCTGGGACCCAGCCGATCTTGACCACGCCTACCATTGGAAGGGCGTTGACCACGGGTACTCGCCAGATCCAACGGCGTGTCTTTGGATGGCGTATAACCGCCGAAAGAAATGCTTTCTCATTTATAACGAGTACAAGCACTCAGAGTTGCTAATCAAACAGCACGCGGACGTAATTAAGAACTGCGAGCCATACCCTGCCATTTCAAACTTCTCTGACATAGACCCGCAGCTCATAGCTGAATACGGCGAGGTAGGGCTGACCCTTGAACCCGCCGCCAAAGCCGATAAGCAAGCGCGCATCTTGCGCCTGGTGAACGCTCTTCGCACAGGACGGCTTAAGATCGCCAAGAACTGCACGCAGCTACTAGAAGAAATGTCGTCTTATGAGTGGGAGCAAGACGGCAATGATCACTTAATTGACGCAATGAATTATGTTTATAATAACGCAGTCATCCCCGAACTACCGACTGAACCGGCCGTAGGATTTTACACAACCAAAAGCGATCAAGGTTTTCATCGCCAAAGTTTTGGCGACTGAAACGTCCGCAATAAAAACAAGCACCACATATTGACCTCATCAGAAAGCGAGTCATCATGGAAATAGAAGGCGTTGATACCAAGTCCGTTGAATCCGCAGATACCGAAGCCTCAAGCAAAAGCCAGGACACAACTTCGACTCTGAACGATTCACAAAGCGACGCGGCTCAACAAGCAGGGCAAGAGAAAACTCCAAGTTATTTTGCAAACGGTAAAGAGCGTCTGAGAGTAAACGGCCAAGAGGTCGAGCTTACTTTTGAAGAAATGAAGCGGTTCGCTTCTCTCGGTAGAGCAGGCCATTCCGCTATGGAACGCGCTGTTGATATCGAGAAAAAAGCAAACGCCACATATCAGCAGATTCTTGAACTCGCGAAGTCAGACCCAAAGGGATTGATTCGCATGTTTAACCCGGATTACGCAGGCGAACAAAGCCGTGGTCAGTCGCAAGACGATCAAGACGAAGACGCAAGCGGCGATCCAAGGGACACCGTAATCAAAGAGCTTAAGGCCGACGTTGAGCGCTTAAAGGGCAGTTACGAACAAAGGGGCGTGGCCGAGGAAAAGGCCGCCATCGCAAGCGAACTAAAAACCGCAATCGGTGCATACCCTGAGTTTAAAGACGACCCAGAATACTTCACCGACAAGGTGAAGATGGAATACCGCAAGCTACTCAATTCAGGCGTTTTCAATGTGAGCATCGATGACGTTGCTTTCACCCTCGCGCAAAACCAAAAAGACAAAAAAACCAAACAGGCGCAAGAGGCCGTCAAACGCCATGCGCAAACAAAACAAAACGCTACGGTTAGCGGGCTGCCATCCGGCGGATCAGGCCAGTCAAAGGGCATGAGCCGCGATGATGTCAGAAAGCTCGCCGGGCTACCCCCTGCATAAACGCGGGTGGGTCAACTCGACGAAGGGATAAACCATGGCAAGAAATACCGCACTCAGCGCTACGCACTCAGAGAACTCGCTCTTTAAAGAAATGTACGGTTCGAGCGAAGACAACGCGCTGCTCAATGTTAAAAGCCCGCTCGCATCAATCATCATGAAAAATAAGAAGGCCGACTTCGTGGGTGACCAGTTCGTTGCTCCCGTTCGTTTCGGTTCGGCTGTTGGTCTGGGCTACCGTTCGGTAGGCCAGAACCTGCCAACCCCGGTTGCCGCACCCCGTGGCAAGGCGATATTTCAGGCCAAGCGCGCCTATGGCTCGGCTGAGTTTGACCGCGAAGCAATCAAGGCGTCACGAAACGACAAGGGCGCCTTTGCTAAGGTGACTGTTGCCGACGTTGAGGCAGTTGAAGAAGGCTTTATGCTGCACATGATTGAGCGGGCTTTGTTCTCTGACAGCACTGGTAAGATCGGTGAAGTTTCTACCGTGTCGGGCGCCGGAACGACTGCGTCGCCTTGGGTTATCACTGGTGCAACGACTGGCACCAACGGCCCTAAGCACAAGAAACGCAACTACCCTGCTGGCGCGCGGCTTGAACTGTTCACGACTGCCGGCGTCTATCAGATGACGGTTGCTGTTGTGTCGGCAAGTTCAACGACCCTGACTTGCACGACCCTCGCCACTGGTAACGTTGCAACCCCGGTTGCCGCCGACGTGATTTACTGGGAAGGCAACAAAGACGGCGAATGTGTTGGTCTGGCCCAACTTGCCCCGGCTTCGGCAGGCACGCTGTATGGTCTGTCTCAGACTACTTTCCCTCAGATGCGCGGCACTCGTACTTCGATCACCGGCACGATTGCTTTTGACGACCTAAATGATTTGGTTTCGGATCTTGAGGAAGAAATCGGAAGCCCTGACCTTGCTATCTGCTCGCACTCGGCTAAGTCCCTGTTTAAAAACCAGGCTGAAGACGCCAAGAGATACAGCGTGTCAGAAATCAAGACCGGCAACGTGAAGGTTGGATTCAAGGGCATCGAACTGATGTCTGATGAGGGCGCCTTCCCGATGATTTCAAGCCAGATGATACCTGATGACGAGATTTATTTCGTCAACACGAAGTATCTGCAGCTTGTGATGCGCGAAGATTTTGGCTGGTTTGAAGATGACGGCATTTTCATGCTGCGCGATCAGAATAAGGACGTTTACGGCGCCCGTTACGGCGGTTACTTCGAACTGTTCTGCTCGAAACCAAACTCTGTTGGCCGCCTGAGCGGCTTCACGGTCTGAATCATTAGCGGCGGGTGAAGTCTGCCCGCCGCACTCTTTTTACTAAGGAAAAAATCACATGCCAAATAATTCAATTCAGGCCGAAGGCTACTCAAACAAAGTTTTGAAACTGATCCCGATCACGGTTACGTGGGCTGCTGGTACACCATCAGTAAGTTGGAACCCAGAAAACGAAGGTATCGTTTTAACCGATGAGGGCGCTGGTGATTTGACTCTGACTTTCGATACTGCATCGCTTGTTCCGTTGAAAGTGTTGGGTCACATGATCGCGGTTGCCGACGCAAACACTCTTTCTTTGGAGTGCAATATCGACGGCACGGCTACCACGACAGTTCTAAAGATCGTATTCAACAGCGGTGCCGACGGCGCAACGGAAACCGACCCGGTTTCTGTGAACCTGCTCATTGCAAAATACGTAATCGCTTAAGGGATTGAGCGATAGCGCGACGGCGCGTGTGGGTTTACCTCCGTTTTTCCATGCGCGCCGTCTTTTTTAACCACATGTGGCCGAGATCGGTCACCCATATCAAGAAAGATAGGGATACATGCCTACCGGATTAATCAAAGCTGAAAAACAGCGCAGAGTTCGCAAGATTTTGGGCCGCGTTGACGTATCGGGCGGAACACCAAGCATCGGCGCTGGTGCAGGTTTTACCATCGCTGACACTGCCCCAGGGCAGGTGACCGTTACACTCACAAAGCCAGGTCGTTCGATTCTTTGCGCAGTTGCAACTCCACTTCAGACCACTGATGCCACGGGTCACCTAGTTAAAGTAGACGCCGTTACTGAAGCATCAAGCGTTGTGTTCAATGTTTACAAGGTAGGCGGCGCGGCTGCTACTCTTTCTGCAACGGCTGCAACCCTTTCAACTGCCAACACCTACACCGATGCGGCTGTAAAGGCCGCTATTGACGACGCAATGACCGCGATCACTGCAAAAATCCTGACCGCGCTTGACCTTCAGGACGGCATCTTAGCTGATAACGTTGGTTTCTACTTTGAAATCACCGTGAAAGACGTAAGCAACTAATGCGCGTCATTAAGCTTGTCGGTCACGGCACAGCACTTATGTCGTCTGCAGGCTCAACATCAATCGTGACCGCCAATGCCAGCCGCAAGGCTATCGCCATTGGCGGGCACGCCACCGTTGGGCTTTGGCTTGGTTTCGGGACGGCTGCGGTAGTCGGGACGGGTTTTTTTGTTCCGCCAAGCGTAACCGTTCAGTTCGGTGAAAATGACGGAACGCTATTTCAGGGTCAAATATTCGGCAAACTTGCAAGCGGCGTAGACCAGGCCGTTGGCTTTGCGGAGTTTAAATGAAGCTGCTCGTTCCAACCGGGCAAATCATCGGTGAAAAAATCATTTACGTCGATAGCCCGGAAAGCCATCGAAAGATTGATTTGCTCGTTGCCGAACTTGCCGTTGAGAAATCAAAGCCTGCCCGAGTAGTGGAAAAGATTATTGAGAAGTTTGTCGAGGTAAAAGTTGATGACCCGGAATTACTTAAACGTTTGAACGAGCAGTATCGGGAAAATGCGGAACTGAGAAAGCACCAGCTGGCGCCCAGAACTGTTGAGGTTGAGAAGGTCAAAGAAGTCGAAGTTGAGAGACTGGTTAACGTCCGACACATCAAAATTGAGTTGGCCATTGGCGCAGCGTCGTCGCTGGTTGGGTTTTTGATCGGGAGGTTCTAAGTGCGGCGGGGACCCTTGTCGGGGCGCTTCAATCCAGATGGATGTTCTACGGGATCACCGCTGGAACCACCGTTGAAAACGGCTGCGTGGACATGGTCCGTGGTCATGGCGAGGACTACGGCGGAAACACTTTCAAACCGTACACGCTAAGAGGAACAAGTCAGTGGTTGAATTTTGAAAAGAACGACGAGGCCCTTCCCGCTGGGTTTGCCATTCAAACGTATCGGATAATTTTAACTGAAGAATAATTTCAAAATTTTGAGGCCAAAAAACCATGAGACACAAAATTAATTCATCAAATAAAACCGGACAACTCACATGAACATGCTTTGGTTAAACAGTATAAAAAAAGCGGTAACCGGAACAACGGTAGGAACAAAGCAGGCGCTTGACGTTTTCGTTGCTGGCGGCGGCGGCGGAACACAAACCGAAGACGCGCTGCACGTTTCAGGCGATCAGGGCCAGATGGCGCTAGCGGTACGGAATGACGCGGGCGCAGCCTTGGCCGGCGATGGCGACTATATTCCTCTTTCAACTGATGCGTCTGGTAACCTTCGCGTTGCGGCTTCACTTACTGAAAGTGCCGTTGCTGCTGATGGGGCCGCTGCGCCTGCGTTAGTGAAAGTTGCCGGCGGCGTTGACGGTGTAGGCAATACCCAAGCACTGCGCACCGACACCAACGGTGAGCTTCAAATTGACGTGCTTAGTTCAGCGCTCCCAACTGGTGCGGCAACTGAAACCACGCTAGCAGCCGCAAGTGCGAAACTTCCGGCAACGCTTGGTCAAAAGACGATGGCTAATAGCTTGCCAGTAGTCATTGCTAGCGATCAAAGCGCTATTCCCGTTTCAGGGCCGGTAACAGACGTGCAGCTTAGGGCTAGCGCGGTGCCAGTTTCGGCGGCATCGTTACCCTTGCCATCGGGGGCCGCCACCGCCGCGCTGCAGGCAAAGACGCCCATCAATACGACTGGTGACGCGGCCACAAATGCCGCCGTAGGCGCTGGTGCAGTGATCACACTAACCGCGCCTGCAAACGCGGTTGGTTTTTCACTCCAAGCCGACGATGTCAACACGGCTAACGTTCGATGGCGTCAAGGCGTTGACCCAACCGCTTCAGCCGGGCAGGGGCTGGCACCAGGACAAGACACTGGATATTTCCCGTGCGCCGCAAACGTCCGCGTGATTTCAGTAAGCGGCACTCAGACAGTACACATCAATTGGGTGCTGCAATGAGATGGTTGGTAGTCGGACTGCTGTTGATTTCTCAGGTTTCTTTGGCTGGCCTACCACCAACAGTATCGCGCATCAGCGGCGAGGTCGCAGACTCAACAACATTCAAGTTTCGGTTTCCGAACTTCGCGGGGACCAGAACCGGAACTCTAATTTCACTAGGAGTAAATTCCGTTGCTGGCGGCGGCACTGGACTGGGAACGCTCACTCTAAACAGCGTAGTTCTTGGAAACGGGACTAGCACGCCTCTTTTCGTTGCTCCAAGCACCAGCGGCAATATTCTGACTAGTAACGGCACGACCTGGCAGAGTACGGCACCAGCGTCCGGCAGCTCGCTTTCGGTAACGACAATAACCGCCAATACCACACTAGTAAACACCAACAACGCCATTATCTGCAACGCAGTAGCGGGCGGGTTCACGGTTACTCTGGAAACCGCAGTAGGAAATTCTGGTGTCGTTCATCATCTAAAGAAGTCAGACACCACCACAAACATCGTAACGGTCGACGCCAACGGATCACAGACCATAGACGGCGACCTTACCCTAGACATAACGGACCCTCTGGTGTCCATCACAATCGTTTCAGACGGGAGTAATTGGCATGTTCTATAAAACTGCGTTCTTAGTATTACTGCTTTGCACATTCGCCCATGCGTCCAATGTTCCGCAGGCGGCAAACACCGTCGGGATGGGCGGTAACTCAAATCTTGACGGCGGTTTAGCTGGAGTAAAAGGTCTTCAGTGCAACATCCCGTTCACGACGCACACGGCGACGGTATGTTTCTCGACAGGTACAGGGGGCGCTACCGCTAACAACTACTTAAGCGGTGTGGTTCAAGGTCCGCAGGGTGCTAACTCGATAGGCCAGGGAACGAGCGGTTCCTTCTACCAAGTTTCATCGGGCAAAGTCGCATTCATGTGCGGCTACTACTCCCTTTCAGGAGGCGCGGCCAATACGCATACCGTGTCTTTCGGGTATTCGACCACCGTGCCTGCGAGTTTAAACACTGCTACGGTGCCGACAGGACCCGTGTATTTCTCTGGAGCAGCGAACCTCTACCAGACTTTTAACACTGGATCAGCCAGCCAGCGCGTATATGTGCCGTACAAGAAGCAATTTCCTGCCGGCAGCTTCCCATGGATTCAGACTGGAACTGCCGGACAGATTTACGAATACTGTGCGGATATCTACGAAGTAACCGCTTCACCTTGAGGAGAATTATATGAGCTTGGAAATTTTGAATCTAATTATCACTTTGTGTGTCGGGTCCGTCGATACTCAGCTTTGTCATAAAAGTATGGTGTCCTGCCACGACACTAAGAAGTCTTCGGACAAGGTGCGCGTATTGAAATGCTACGGGCCGGGCACCAAAGAGGGCAAGAAGTGCATGGATGACAGCGGCGGCGCTCAGAAGAACGACGCGGAAGTTATCGCGGAGTGCGCTGCTAAATAACAAAGGGGTGCGACCATGGATGAGAACACGCGTTTTCTTATGGGCTACATAAGCGATATGGAAACGCGCATCCGTGAAGATATAAAAGTGCTTCGCCTTGAGCTGCAAGACATTCAGGCATTCAAAAATAAGTTACTTGGAATGGCATTGGTAGCGGGCGGGGCGGCAGGGTTGGTTGTAGAAGTAATTTTAAAAAGTACATAGGAGAATAAAATGGCGGCATTTATCGCATACGTAATAGCAAACTACGCAATTATTATTTCGTCAATCGTTGGTCTTCTAAGCGCGGTATTGGTGATTGCGCTGCTCATCCCTGGCGAACAGCCAGACAAGTTATTGCAGGGCGCAGTTGATTTCTTGAAAAAGTTAAGCCTCAAGTAATGCAATATTTTTTGGCCATACTGCAAGCTGTAATCGCTGTTCCAAGGATCGGCGCCATGGTCGAGGGTTGGATTAAGACCATTGCAGCGGCGTTGGCTGAGAAGCATTACCGCGAGCAGAATGAAAAAACCGAAGGCGCGGTTGACGCGCACAGAAAGGCGCTGACTGATGAGCAAGCTATTGATGCTCTTAAGCTTTGGCACTCTCGTTAGCGGCTGCGCCCATGCGTATGGGCCAAAGCGCACGATACCTAATCTTGCACGGTGCCAGCCGGTAGCCGAAACCAAACATGCCGTGTGTTTGGCTGCCGACGGTGAAACGTTTTATTTCATTGAGTTTAAAGACCCAAAAATTGGCGACCTGGTCTGCCATCCGTCGATTGATTACGAGCGTCTGATTAAGTGGGGTCTTGATGACCGAAGAAAGGGCGACTGATGGATGAAATTCTAGTTCGCCTTTCAAAAGCGGTCGGCATTGATCCAGACCTATCTCGTGCGATTGCTGCGGTTGAAAGTTCATGGAACCCTTGGGCCGTGCGCTATGAACCTAAATGGCGCTACTTTTACTTTGTTAGAGAGTACGCGGACAAACTCATGATTACGGTTGAGACAGAACAAATGCTGCAAGCCTGCTCGTGGGGTCCTATGCAGGTCATGGGGTCCGTTGCTCGGGAGTTGGGTTTTGATGCCGAACTTCCACGCCTGACCAACTCAGAACTAGGCATTCGCTACGGTGTATCGAAACTAAAAAAGCTTTTTGAAAAGTACAACGACGAATCAGAAGTTATTTCCGCATACAACCAAGGCAGCGCGAGAAAAACACCGGGCGGCATGTACGAAAATCAGACCTACGTCGATAAAGTCCACAAAAGTTTAAACAACCTCAGAAAAATTACCTGAAAGGACCGTATGAACCCTAAATTTATGATGAGAAAAAAGGCCGTTGACCAGCTGGTAAAAGAATCTAAGCCAATGAGCATTAAGCCACGTAAACCCATGATGCAAGAGGGCGCGCCACAAGAGGAAATGCAGGACGGCGGCGAATCAGAACAAGAGGAAGGCGACCCACAAGAGGGTTACGAGCAGTTCATGGTTAGCCCGCAAGAAAAAGAGCTGATCTTAAACATGCGCAAAGGGTTGATGTCTGGCGCCGGCCCTGCACCAGCCGAATCGGATGAAATGTGAGCCTGTCGCTTTCAGACCTGAGAACACGCACCAGATTTAAGGCCGATGAGTCTTCGGCCGCTGGTTTTGTTACCGATGCCCAGCTTGATCTATCGATCAATAAGGGGTGTCGGTTCGTCTATCGGCGTCTTTCTCAGAAGTTTGAAAACCTATTCATCAAGATCGGGTTCACCGAGGATATCGCAGCCGCGTCAATCAATACCGCGACCGACGTTATCACCGTGGCGCGGAGCTACGCATCTGGCGACCCGGTTGTTTACACGGCTGGCACTACGGTTGCGGCTGGCCTAACTTCTCTTTCCACGTATTACGCCATTCGTGTAACGGCAACGACAATTAAGCTTGCAGCGACCCTTGAATTATCGCTTTCCGGTACCGCCATTGACATAACATCAGCCGGCGCAGGCACTCACTCCATTTCGCGCGGACGGTTCAGCACGGTGGCAAGCACGCAAGCCTATGACCTGCCGCCTGAAATGATGAAATTAGTCAGGATTGAATACCGTCAATCTGGTTCCACGTCTGACAACGATTGGCGCAAGGTGCCGCATTTAAACATTTCAAGCGATGACGGCAGCAATTATTACCCGCTGCGTGAGGGGTATTTGCCTGAGTTTGGTTATGCGATGGTTGGAAACCAAGTCATCTTTAAGCCGGTGCCATCACAAGCCTATGCCGTTCGCATTTGGGACGTGCCTCTCTTTAAAAAACTTGTTGGCACAACCGACGTTCCTGGTTTCGATGAGGATTATTGCGAGCTGGCGTGTGAACTAGCCGCCATTGACCTTCTCGGAACGTCTGGAGAACCTATATTCGGCGAGCGCATGAAACTGTTTGAAGTTGAAAACGGTCTTCTCAACGAAACCTCGGTCAACCGCGATCAGCAACCCGACCAGATGGTAATTACTGACACCGGGGGCAATGACCGCTATGGCAGGTAATTCGCGTCTTAGAATACCGCGCTTTTTCGGTCTTGATCTAAAGACCAATCTTTCCGACGTGAGAGACGGAGTTTCGATCGGCGCGGAAAATTGCTTTCAAAACGGCAATGGCACAATTTCAAAGTTTGCCGGCAGCGAATCTATGTTTAGTGCCGACGAAACTGCATCTATTACGATTGATGAAATCGGATCGGCTACACTTGGCAGCACGAAGTATTATTTCAAGTTCTCTAATGGCGTATTCAGCTACGCAACATCACTTGTTGACGTGGTTACGGTCATAACCCCAAGCCCTGCAATCTCTACAATCAATTTGATTTGGTTTGCGGTGCTAGATAGCAAGCTGTTTTTTGTCGATGGTACAAACGTGCTCAGATATTTCGACGGAACAAATATTGTTGCAAGCGCGATTTACGCGCGGCCAACAGTTGCTCTGACTTCGGCAAGCGGCGCTGGCGCGTTCACCTACATTTACACGGTCGATAATGGGCGAGGGGAAAGCCCGGCTGTCGCAACTCTTTTGCCGTCTATCGTTTCAGCTGCAACCATTCGAGTGACCGGAAACACCGGACCTCAGACGCTTATTGCCGGCGACGTGGTGCGGATCTATTCGAGGGCTGACACGATTGCCGCAGCGTCAAAGTTAGTAAAGACTTACACATGGCTTGCCGCAGACGTAACTGCTGGGTTCTCTGATGTTGTGACGGTTGCGATTTCGGACACTCAGAGTCAACTATATTCGGAGTTGGGTCTTGCGCTCAACGTTACCGCGCCAACGGCATTTGTTGGGCTAATTGAGCACTACGGGCGGCTTGTGGCGTGGAAGGGTGACCGGGTTTACAACTCAAAGAGCACTAACCCGCACTCTTGGCCGTCCGACCAGGCGCAAAAAGAGGCATTCGTTTACGGGTTCGGGGTTGGCGACGGTGAAGGCGTTCAGGTTTGTGCGAGCTACCTTGAATCTCTTTTTGTGTTCAAGAAAACTAAGCTTGCTGTTTTTGGCGGCATCGGCCCAGACGACACGGGAAACAATGCTTACTCATTTCGTCGAGTGGAAACCAACGGCAACGGGTGCTCTGCTCCGAAGTCTGCTATAGTTGTTGGCGACGAAACCAAAAACTATCTGGTATACCGCTCGCAGTCCGGGTTCTATGCGACCAACGGCGACAAACCCGTGCGTATTGGTGAGAAAATTGAAAGCGCTGTCAACTCCGAATCTGTCGCACTGCAATTAACTTCGGTTGCGTTTCATCATAAAAAGCTTGGGCTATACTACTGTTTCACCGGGGGGCCAACCGCGCGCATCGCATGGGTTCTAGATATTCGAGAAGACCAGGGCACGCTTGTCGGATGGTTTCAGCGCAAGGCCCTAAATGCTAAATGCGTGGCATGGGACGGCGACCGCTTCTTGTGGGGCTCTTACACTGGGTTTTGCGCGTCTGAGAGGGCGGCAACCGGGCTTGGCACCAATGTAAACTTCCAAGATATTCAAGTTGAGTATGTGGCGCCAGCTTCGGTGACTACCGGGACCGATATTATTACGGTCGTAAACAGCTACCAGACCAACGACATAATCACTTTTAGAAGTACGGGCGCCGTACCGACTGGCCTCATCGACAATATCCCGTATTTTGCGATCAGAATTAGCGCAACGAGCATTAAAGTTGCGGCGACTGCTGGCGGCGCGGCCATTGACTTGACTACTCAGGGAACCGGAACAATTTCGTTGCTGACCTATGTTCCGATCAACGCATTTTACATAACGAATTGGTTTAACTTCGGATCTCCTGCGCGCGTTAAGAAACTCATGAAGCCTTCCATTCTTTTGAATGTGGACGCATCGAGCGGCGCGGTCTCAACAACAATGACCTCAGCCTATGATTGGGTCAATTCTTATAGTGATTCAAAATCTATATCGATTACGACCGCAGCGGCTGGCGTTACGGCTAGAAACGTGTCGATATCTCGCAGAAAATGCCGCTCGGTGAGCTACAAGTTCGCAAACGCCGTGCTGCAGCAGGATGTTAGCATTCAGGGGCTTGAGCAAGACGCCGTAATCCTGAGAAACCGAGGAAATTACGCATGAACCTCGTTGATTTCGGTGAAAATGCGCCGCGCTCTTGGTTTCAGCAGGTTTTGCAGTGGAGCAGAAAGAAAATCACGTTTGACGACAACATTGACTGTCAAATCCTTACTGTTAACATTGGAGTTGCAGAGACTGAGGTCGGCCATTCACTCGGCAGAGTTCCACGCTACGTCATACCCGTAGCATCCTATCCCAACGGGACGGCGGAAATAAATTTTACAAAACCATCTGACTTAAACCGCCTGTTTTTGAAGCGGTCAACTGCGGGCGTTTGCACGCTCATACTTATTTAGGGGAAAACCATGGGCTTTTTTGATGAAGACTTGGGCGATTACTTAGGGGTTCCAAATCAAGGCAGAAAACGCTCGGAAAAGTATCAGTGGGACGCAGGGGAAGACCGCAAGAAAGCCAAAGAAAAGCAACATGAATTAAACCGCACGCTGCGCAGTTCGACTATGCCCGGCTTTTCTCCTGAAATGGAAACAAGGCTTAGGGCGCTGCAAGACGAATCAGCGCCCGGCGAACTGTCTCAAGACCCATACTTTCAGGGCCAGCGCGCGATAGCCGTGCAAGGCGGTCAACAGGCGTTGTCAGGCGTTCAGAACCATCAGGGCGCATACGGCACGTCTGGCGGGTTTTCCAATCAAGGCTCAATCCAAGATGTTTATGACCGATTAAGCGGGCGCTTGGCGGGTCTTGCTCAAGATTCTGCCAACCTAAAATCACAGAAGGCTGACCGCGTTGCCGAATCCCGTCAACATATGGCTGATTTACGGCGCGCTCAAGAATCCGCATTCATTCGCGCACAGATGGCCATTGAATCAGGCGATGCGGCGGCGTCTCAGGCGGCACTTGCGCAGGCATTTGATGCAAAAGAAAAGATTGCGGCATATCAAAGGCAACTTGGGGCGCAGCTTATAAATACGGGCGTTGCAGCCGCAACCGGAGGCATGTCTAGTGCGGGCGCAGCGAAATCTAGTTCTAGTGGGTCTATTCCAACGTCCTCGGGGGCTCAGGTGGATCATGGTTTCGGCCATATTCCATCAAGCGAAGACTTTGGCATGAGCCAACCATATGCAAGCCAGCGCAAATACCGGCTCTAGGAGACCTCGAATGTACGATGAAACCGACAACTCTGATCTTGACCTTGAAACTGCGATTGCCGAACATCGCAGGCGCATAAAAGAACGCGCGGAGCAGGTTCAAAGCAACGACCTATCGCCCATCGGAAAGGCGCTGACCGCGCTTGCAACCGGCTGGTCTGCGGGTATCAGCGGCGGAAATGGTGCCGACGAATACCGGAAACACATGGCCGCGCGTGATGCGAACATGAAAAGTCGGCTTGCCGCTCTCGACGACAAGGGCGAACTCAGCGCGATCGCCTCGCTTGCCAAGATGAAACAAGAGCGCGAGTTGCTTCCTCAAAAAATGCGGCTTCAGCTTGAAAATCAAATGGCGCTTGCGCAGGCAGCAGGTGGCAACCAAGAAAATTTGTTGCGTATGCGCCAAGCGTTCGAAGATTCGCAGAGAACCCGATCCGACTCAACGACCAGGCGCGGGCAGGACTTAAATTACGACAAGGCCGTAAAGGCAGCCAAAGGTAAGTCCGGTCCTGTCAGCGTATACGGCTACGAACTCTTAGATGGCGCCATGCCAACCGACGACGATTTGAAAAAAGTTAAATCATCAAGCGCAGCATATTCTAAATTTGACATTGCAATGAACTCGCTTCGGGATGTTATTAAAACACACGGCGTGCGTTCGACGCCTTATTCGGAGGGCCGAAAGCAGATTGAAAAAGCAGCAAGTAACGTGGTCATCGAGGGTAAAGAGGCTGCGAACCTTGGGGCGCTTGCCGGGCCAGACATGGACTTGATTTTAGCCGCCATAGGCGACCCGACAAGTGCCGGCACGGCATATCTTGGCAATGCCGGTTATCTAAAAGTGCTCGAATCTGCCCGCAAAGACTCCGAGGTGCGGCACGATGCGACCGTTAGGGCCTACGGGTTTAGAAGGTCGGGCGCGGGCGCGGGCGCGGGCGGGCACGCACCGCATGCACAAAAACGAGTTGACGGCGTGACATATGAGAAGAACCCGACCGACGGCAAATGGTACGAGGTGAAATAATGTCAAAACCACTAACAGACGCGGAAATGTCGGCTCTTGAGGCCAACGAGAACGGCCTAACAGACGACCAAATGGATCAACTAGAGAAAAAGACGCTTCTCAAACGCATCAAGGAATTAGGAATGGGCGCAGTTGAGAACGTTTTGGTTCCTATTGGCCGCGCTGCTGACAGTGTTACCGGCGCACCGACGCGCGCGGCTGTCTCAGCTGCGCAAAAGGGCCAGAACCCTATTTCGGCGTTTACCAGGCAGTTCGCCGAAGACCCTGACAGTGCGCCAACTGGTAAAGAAATAGTTCAAAAGGCCGGAGTTGGTGATAGTGCCTTGAGCGATGCGTTTCCTGGTATTTACAATCAAAGTGGGGAAGGTTGGCGGCTTCAAAAGGGCGGTATACTTGATCCAACGGCGAGCGGAGCAGTCGGGCTTGGTGCTGACTTCTCTATGGATTGGACCAATTTCATTCCACCTGTTGCGCTCGCCAAGCTCGGCGTTAAAGTTGGCACAAAGACCGCTGATGTGGGCGCTACGCTTGCTGCTAAGGCTGTTGACGTAGCGACAGGCACCAGGGGCACCAGCCATGCGCTTGGTATCACGAAAAGCGCCGGTAACGCGGTGATGGACTCGGTTTCGTCGGTGACTAAACCAAGGCAAGCCGCTGATTGGGCTCAACGAGCTGCCATTGCCAAGAAAAACGGCATTGACCCTGCCCTTTTATCTGAGGCCATTGAGTTCGGCCCAGGTTCGACAATTTCCAGAACGACAAGAAACGTTGCCGAGGGTCCGGCAGGCGCAAAGGAACTCGAAAGACACGCCAAGGGACTAGGGCAAATCAACGAAGCGGCTGGGCGCCAGGTCGAGAAGATCGGCGGCGGTAAAATACCAGCGGATACCGCCGAAGCCGGGCAGCTTATTCGCGAGGCCCACAATACTGCGGTTGGTAAGTTTTTCAAGGATATAGATCTTACCTATGATTCGGTTCAAAAGTATTTCCCGGGCGGGCTCGTTGATCGCGGAGCCATGGCAACGCTTGAATCAAAGCTAAGCGGAATTGAAAAATACGCAAAGGGCTTGGTTAAGCGCGGAACCGATGCCGAACGAGCTCAGGGCAGGCACTTGCTCAGAACAACCGAGGCGCTGAAAAATTCTAATGGCAGTTTCAAACAACTAAACGAGCAGCGTCAATGGATTGGCAAATATGCTTTCTCAGACAAAACCCCGCTCGGGGCAATACCGCCGGACGTTTCAAAGATGCGCGATCTTTACGGCACGATTAACGACGCTCTTGAAAAGACCGTAAGGAAGCACGTCAACCCCGCCTTTGCCGATGAGATTCTAGCAAACAACAAAAAAATGACCGGATTCATTAACGACAACTCGCATCTTGTAAAAGACGTTTTGGGCGGCAATGTTCCAGACGAAAGGGTATTTACCAGGCTGTTCTCTAACACCCTGCAGGTGGGTAAGCTTAAAAAAATCCTGTCACCAGAAGATTTCCAGGCACTCAAGGGCTCTTATATGCGCACGCTGCTTAAGACGGACGGCGCCGGAAACATTCTCTTTGATTCGACTCTGAAAAACTTCAAGGCAAACTCGCCGGTTATGAAGTCTGTTTTCACGCCGCAGGAGTTGGTTGACGTGGCGGAGGTTCTTCGCCTTGGGCGAGACTACGGTTCACCCATTCTTTCGTCTTCTGGAACGGGAGCGAGCAGCCTTTTTAAAGACATGAAGCGCGGTATTTCTGAGGGCTTGATAAATCGCGGAATAGTTGAAAAACTAAAAAAGACGGCGCGCACTGCGCCGGGTGTGCCCAAATCATCCAGCACACCAAAATCACTAAAACCAAATCCAGGCGGTCAAACGGGGGCAATAGACGGGGAATACGCGGCACGCATGGCCGGATACCGCACAGACCCTATGTCTCGCCGGTTAAAGGCACTGCAAGGCATGTCCGTCGCATTTCCTGATATGATTATCGATAGCGACAAGGCTGCGGCAGAACGAAAAAGGGCACGTTTAAAAGCCCTTGAGGATTAAATGGAAACCTACCTTGCTCTAATCATCATGTTTTTAGCCCTGATCTTGCTCTTTGGCCTTGCCGTGTGGCGTGAGTACGTTTCAAGCGTGCGCCAGGCTGGCATTGAAAGTGGGCTTTCTCAAATCAGAACAGAGCAGGCGCGGGCCGCTGCGGCCATTTCGTCTTTTGCTGAGAAACTGGGCACGGTGTTCGAGGGCATGGGCCAGCTGAAAGAGGGCGGCGAAAAGTCTGCCGAGTTCGCGCAAAAAGCAGAGCAGGATTTGGCTTATCTCAAGGGCGAATTTGCCCTGGTGACCGCTTACAAGAGGCAGGCGGCGCAATCTTTTGACCACGTGGAAGGTCTATGAGCGAAGAAAAAAAGAACTCGATCAGGGATATTTTCGAACGGTATGTAAAAAACCCGGACGCCGAAAAAGGCAACCTGCTTTCAGCACTCAATAAGCAGCGCGATTCCTGGCACAACGAACGCAAAATGACTCAAGATAGAAATTGGCGCGATGAGGTTGCTTTCTACACTGGCAACCACTACGTGCGAGACACTGGCGCGTCTGGCGGCGCACACCGGGTTCGGCTTCGTGAAAACCATATCAACAACGTAACGAGCCGAATGCTTTCAATCGTTTCTCAGAACCTTCCGATTGTGCGCGTGTTTCCGGCGTCTGATTCACACGATGACGTTGAGGCTGCTGAGAAAACCGAGAAATACGGGAAATACTTTCATCGCACCAAAAAGATTGAGCAGGTTTATCTAAAAAATATCAAGTACGGCCTTATTTTCGGTAACGGGTTTTTGGTTCGCAGCTATGACCCGGACGCTGGAGGCAAAATGGAGCTACAGGCGTCTGAAACGAAATCAGGCGACCCGGAAATTCATTCTTACCGTGGTGACATTAAGCTAACCGTTGCCGATCCGTTTAAGCTTGTGTTCCGCCCTGGCATTGAAGAAATCGACGACATGTATGATTTTTTCCACGAAGAGCCCGTTTCTAGGTTTGGTTTGGAGGCAACATACGGCGACGTTGAGGCCGAGGGTGCTAAGGGCTTAAACGCCTATACGGGCGAGATTCGCAAAGATAACGATCTTGTCATGCTGCACCACTATTACCACAAGCCAACCAACTGGTTTGATAAGGGCATGTATGCCTGCTGGGCAGGGAAAACACTCTGTAAGGCCGTAACCTTTCCGCACAACGACGGGCTTTTACCCGTTCATCACTTACCGTTTGATAAGCCGCCGCTTGGGTTTTACGGCGTATCGAGCATTGAGCAGGTAATGGACCTGCAAGAGCAGCTTAACCACGCCACGGGCTACATCGTGGAGGCCAGAAACCTAGTTGCGCGACCGCGTGTGATGATTTCAAACGAGGCAAAAGTTCCAAGTCAGATGATTACCGACCGACCTGGTGACATTATCCGCTATGCGATGGCCGGCGGCGCGCCGAAGTTTGAAGTGCCGAACTTTAACTTTGCTGAGATGGCCGCGCACAAGGCCGACCTGAGAAACGCATTGTCTAGCGTCATGGGAATGTCTGGCGCATCACGCGGTGAAATTCCGCAGGCAACTAAAACCGCACTGGCCTTGCAGCTAGTGCTTGAACAAGATCGGTCGCAGTACGCGCCTTTCATCAAAGCCATTAACCAGGGGCTGCAAGATACCTACATGGGAATATTCGGTCTCGCGGCGCAGCATTTTACCGAGGAAGATCCTCGCGTTGTGAAAATCGAAGGGCCATTCAGTTCCTCGTTCACCTTCCACGGCGGGATGGTTCCAAATCCTCTCGACGTTTGGCTAGAAGACACGAACCCGCTCGGGTGGACAGCAGCGGGTAGGATTGAGCAAGTTGGCAGCCTAATCGAAAAGGGGCTGATTAAAGACCGTAATCAGGCACTCGAAATGCTCAAGCTCTCAAGCCCAGATCCGGCTTATGAGTCGGTGAAAATCAACACGCAGTGCCAGCAAAAAGAAAACGACCTGCTCAGCAAGGGGCAGACCGTTCCAATCGGAACCGAAGACGACGACGAGGTGCATTTGGATGAAATCACCAAGGTCATTGCCAGCTTTGAATTTAGAAAGCGCGACAAGCGGGCGCAAGAAGCTTTCATTGACCACGCCGAACAGCACAAAACTCGCCGGTCTGCGGCAATGCAACCGCCGCCAGGGGCAGAAGGGCCAGGCGGGCCGGGAGGTGAGATGAAACTAGGCGGGCCCAAACCCGCGCCAATGGGAGGATCACTTGCGCCGGCCGACACCGGCTCAAACATGGAAAAACTTCTTTCGTCGTCAAGGGGCGGGTAACACTAGAAAATAAACTGGGCGGGTGATTTGGCGCTCAGCACTTTTTTTTGGCGTCAGCCTCCATATCGGCAACCCGTTCTCTTTATGGCCACGGGGTGGACCTTCGCGCGTTCTGCGAGGTCTTTTTGAGAAATCCTGAGCGCCGAGAGGCGGGCCCGCATATTTTTTAACAGTGAATCCGCAGCCTTAGTCATAAGCACCAAATATAATCAATTTTAATATTGACCAAAATAACCACGTTTGCTAGTGGATCTACTATGAATGACGGTATGAAATTAGCCCGCTGGATGGCGGTTAACAACGCAACTCGCGAAGAGGTTTGCGCCTGGCTGGGGTTCAGCATCGCGACTTTCACCAAAGTGTTGAACGATGACCCGAAAATGGACGCCTACTACTACGACCTCATCCGAAAGCTTGTTTCGGGTGGACGGCCACGGCTGGAGCGCGTCTTAGCTGGGTAAAGGGTTACTAAAGCTCAGTGGTAGTCCGGTCAACGCACAACATCAATGGTTGTGTGAACGGCACCGGCTTGCCCAGAGACGACCATGCGCGCCTTAATGTCGTTAAAAGTTAGGCGGTGTTTTTTGAAAATTAGGGGGAAAGCCTGCAACCGAGCGGGCAAGGCGATCGGTGGCTGTTTGTGGGCCTTAACCGTCGCTGGCTGGCAAGAGCTGGCTGACCGGGCGAAAGCCCGGGGGATCACACCCGGAGAGCGCAGAACTCTGCTCTGGGATCGGTTCGACGCGATGGCTGGCTCCATAAGGAACAGGCAGAGCAAAAACGGTGGAGACCCTTGCAGTGAGTCTAGGCTCAGCAAGGCACGAGGAAGGTTGGCTCCTTTGCTCGCCGGGTTCAAGTCAGTACAGGGGCCACCTCCTAACGCATAGGTTCATACTGGGGGATATAGGGGGAAACCCTTTTCCTCGCTCCGGCACCACCACAGGAACAGCCGGGACGCAAAACAAAGGGTTTGGAATCATGAGTGCAAAAAAACAGAAGAAGAAAGCCTTCCTGAAAAAAGTATCCGCCCTTGCCAAAATTCGTGGCGTTACCAGAACCCAGGTTTTTGCCGAGAAACTCCGAGCCGAGACTCCCAAGTCGGAGCAGTGGTTTCAGTCTCTTTGGATGCCGCTAAAGGACGAGCACGACGAGTTCAACATTGTGTTTGGCCGAACGATCCCAGACTGCATTAATCACAAGTTTAAATACGTCATCGAAATTGACGGCTCAGTTCACAAAAAAAAGAGCGTTGTTGCGCGCGACACCTTCAAGGACCGCTACTACGCAAAACGAGGCTACGAACTGTTTCGACTGACGGCTTACGACGCCGAGGGATTTGCGGGTCTGTGCGAACTAGTTGAGCGCCACCGCGCGGGCATCGTCTGGCTGGCAAAGAGGCGGCTGGCTGCCGCTAGGAAGACACTGATTCGCAGGAACGGCGTTCTTTTAAGAGAGGCACGCCAGTGAAAATGAACCTGTCCTCCGTTGCTCAGGACCGCCATGCCTGCGATGATTTTTGCTCCGGCTCATGCGGTTTTTGTTCTGTGTCGTTTTGCCTAGATCAAGAAAGCGAATTTGTGAAAAAAAGGATTGGGGACACGATGAAGTACGTACTGATTTGTCCGGCCTGTGACGACTGCGAGAGTGCTGCGTGAACCAGACAAAAACACCGTGTTGGGATTGCGGGCGCGATGCCGTGCCGCACCGTCTACCGAGCAAACAAAAATGCGTTCTGTGCCTTTGCTCGCACGGCGACATTTGCGCCGACGAGCGCGTGTGCTTGGATTGCGGAACGGACATGACAGAATACATGGCCGATGAAGCCGGACACTTGGCGGATAGTTTACAAGACCGGTAACCTAGAATTTTTAGGAGAAAATGTTTATGAAAGCTTTAGAACTAATTCAGGGCTCAGACGAATGGCACGCATGGCGCCGCAGCATTGAGGGGGGCTCAGACGCCCCGGCTGTTTTGGGAATATGCCCTTACCGCACGCCGCGCGAAGTTTATCTCGAAAAGGTTAGCGAACCATCGGCGCTCGACGACGACGGCGGCAATGAGTTTATTTTTGCCAAGGGCCACAAAACCGAGGGGCTGATTAGAAAAGAATTTGCGGAGCTGACAGGCGTGGAAATGAAACCAATGTGCGTCATGCACGACACTATTTTTTATATGGGCGCGTCGCTTGACGGGTTTGACCCGCGCCTTGGCGTCCTTGAAGCAAAACTTGTTGGGCAAGACGTGCTCGCCGCCGCGCGCGAGGGCATCATTCCACACAACCACATGGCGCAGGTTCAGCACCAGCTCGCCGTTACTGGCGCAGACATTGGGCAGTGGTTCGGTCATGACGGCAAGGCCAACGGGGCGCTGGTAGAGGTTCGCCTGGACAAGAACTATGTCGCCGGCCTAATGGACGTTGAGGCGCGGTTTTGGGAGTGCGTCGTTAACAGGATGCCGCCGCCGCTATCCTCGCGTGATTATCTCATTCCAGAAGACGTGGCCATGCTTGAGGAACTTCGCGAAGCAAAGGTGCAGGCCGAAAACGCGGACGCATACCTAGAGCAGCTAAAAGCCAAGGCCGCGGCCCACTACGGGCACCCAAAGGTTGCCGGGGCCGGAGTGAAGTTTTACCTGGTGACCAAGACCGGCAGCGTGTCGTGGGCCGATATCCCTGAGGTAGCGGCAGCCGAGGCGGAAATTGAAGCGGTTAAGGCACGTCTTGAAAAAGCATACATCGAAAAGTTTCGCAAAAAGCCGTCCCAGGCGTGGACGCTCAAAATGGATAAAGTGAAGGCGGTAAAATCATGAATAAGCAAGACGTGGTAATTGTTCCACAAACAACGCAATCGGCGCTCGCTCCAGTAACCCAGCACGCAGTTGAGGCCATGAAGCAGCAGCGCGCCCTGTTGGCAGACTTCGTTAAATCCCAGCTTGTAGAGGCTAATTTTGACGACGCAAAGAGCGCGAACTTTGGGGAGGGTGACTATGGCATTATTCCAGGCACCAAAAAGCGTTGCCTGCTCAAGTCGGGCGCTGAGAAAATGCAAAAGATTTTTCAGCTCGGTTGCCGGTTCAAGCTTGTAGACAAGGAAATCGACAAGGCCGCAAACTTCGCAATGTTCACCTATAAGTCCGAAATCTATTCCTTGGCGACCGGCACCGTGATTGCCGAGTGTGATGCCTCAACTAACTCGCAGGAAATAAAATACAAAGAGCGCACGGTCTGGCGGAAAAACGAAAATGGCGTGAGCGTTTCAAGCAAAGAAGAAACGCCGATATTTGACGTAATGAACACATTGCAAAAAATGGCGCAGAAACGCGCGATGATCGGCGCAACAATTCTAGCGACCGGCGCAAGTGAGTATTTCACGCAGGATATGATTGATCCAGACGACGCGCCAGGCGTAACGCCGCCAGCAACGGGACTACCAACCGGCAACGCGACGAGCACCGAACCAAACACGGCGCCCGCGCTTGAAGCCGAAACCGCCCCGCAGTGCTGCGGAAAAGACATGATGGTTTCCAAGTACGCAGACAAGGAAACCGGGCCGGTTCCACCGTGGTATTGCACGAAATGTAAAAGTAAGAAAACAAGGTCTTAATTTCCCGCCCGCACGGGGAAGGCATTTTGCCTTCATGCGGTGAGACAGAGGCAGAATGAATTAGTTTCGTGCGTGAGACACGACGCGGGCGCTCTGGGGAGAGCCGCCCGTGAAGTTTTAAAGTTAGGGGAGGGTGGCGTGAAGTACGCAACCGTATGTTCAGGGGCCGAAGCGCCAACGCTTGCATGGAAATCGCTTGGATGGAAAGCCGCCTGGTTTTCTGAAATCAAGAAATCGGCGTGTGCGCTGATCAAACACCATTACCCCGAAACCCCAAACCTGGGAGACATGAAAAATGTCGTTAACAGCGAGGTAGCCAAAAATGAAACAGTCAGACTTATTCTCGGCGGAACGCCATGCCAGTCATTTAGCGTTGCGGGCCTGCGGAAAGGATTGGATGACCCTCGCGGCAACCTGGCGCTTGTCTTTCTTTCGATTGTTGACCGACTACGGCCCGAGTGGGTGGTTTGGGAGAACGTACCTGGCGTCTTGTCATCAAACAAAGGAAAAGACTTTGGTGCCTTCCTTGGGGCGCTGGTTGAACTCGGGTATGGGTTCGCATACCGAAGCCTGGACGCTCAATATTTCGGCTTGGCCCAGCGACGCGAGCGTGTCTTCGTTGTCGCACATTCTAGAGGATGGCAAGCACCTGCGGCGGTACTCTTTGAGCCCGAAAGCCTGTCAGGGCATCCTGCGCCGATCCGCGGCGAGGGGTCGACCGTTGCCAATACACTTACAACGGGCATTGCAAGAAGCGGCGGAGCTACCGCGGGAAATAACCCAGGATTAGTAAATGGCGTATTGACAGAAGAATTGAGCCGTTGCCTAACTTCGCGGAACGCGCGGCACGACGCGGAAATAGAAACTTTCGTTGTTGACTCGAATGATATTGTTGGGACCCTCACCGCTGCCCACGACGCCAGCCCGACCGGGTCTGGGGGTTTTCCGATTGTCCCGCTTGCTTTTCGTGGGCGCGATGGCGGTGCCATGGCGGAAGTCGGAACCGAGGAGATTTCGTTTTGCTTGCGTGCAAGCCGGGGTGGCGGCGACAAAGCATATATAATTGCCCCATTGGCTATTGCCGAAAACCAGCGAGGCGAGGTCAGGACTAGCGACGTTACGCCTTGCCTTGGGGGGCTTGTCGGGAAGGCCGGGCAAGGTTATCAGGCCGCCCAGACAAACCTAGGTGTGCGAAAACTTACGCCGCTGGAGTGGGAGCGCCTAATGGGCATTCCAGATGGCTACACGCTTGTCCCGTTCCGCGGCAAACCAATGAAAGACGGGCCAAGGTATGACCTCATTGGAAACTCTATAGCCGTTCCGGTGCTTGAGTGGATCGGGTCAAGGATTGATTTTGTTGACGCAATTATCCAAAAGGCAAACCCATGACCAAACTCCTATTCTGCTCCCTGGCCTTCACGCTTGCGGTCATCGCGCTGATGAACGGCTGCACCAAAAAGACGGGGCCATACGCCGGCCCGCAGTCCCCCCGCGCAAATCCCGGCGCGATAGCGTGCAAGAAAGACCCGCGATGTGCAAAATAAAATTTGTACGCGTTGCAAAGATGATCGGCCCATTGAACTTTTTCAAAAGCGCACTAACCGCCCTAGCCGCGACAGTTGGTGCCAGCGTTGTCGCAGCCAAGCGCAGATGCAGCGGCAGCAGGCGACACAAAAAGGCCGTCACAAGTGGAAGGGGTGGCGATCAGAGTGGGTTGACCTCACGCCCGAGCAAGTCAAAAAACTTCGCGGCTCTGCGATCAGGTTTGCGCACCGCCACGGACACGGCTGGATTGCAGACGAACTTGCGAGCCACGCCGTCATTGAAACAGCGCAGGGAAACAAAGTGAATTTTAAATGGCTGCTGGTGGATCTGCTCAAAAATTGGTGCGGAAGACGTGGCAGCGCGAGAAACGAAACGATGGGGTTTGAAGAGGCCGGGATTGAGGGGAAGACGTGACCAATAACCGCAAAAGATTTCTCAACGAATTATTTGAAAACGAACAGTTTTTAGTAGACCAAGACAGCCTGGGATACATCGTACGAGACATTATCAATATGAACTGGTGGAACACATCGAATGTGTTGCTCGGTTATAGAAAAAATAAAAGGGTATCCGCTGAATTTACCGAAACCCAAAAACTAATCGCAACCCAACTTAAGGAATTTTATCGTATTCGGAGGCTTAAAATCCGGAACGAACAGAAATTTAGAGATGAACTGAGAGGGTATATCGGCGGCGAAATAACGAGCCTTGAACAACTTGGAGCATTTTCAATGTTATCCAGGGCTAATACATCACAGTATTTTCACAGAGCAGACGGCTCGATGACGTGGGTTGACTGCACATCGCGCGCAACGTATGCGGCAAAATACGTCTATCAAAACGGTTATATCGATTTTGACGGCAAATGCAGGGTTAACGGTGCTGACGATATCATTCGTTCAATTAATTTGGGCGAATGCGAGGACCTCCGCATAGCGGAGTTTTACGAGGATGGTAAAAGCCTAGTCAAGTCAGAGATATTTTCCCAAAAAAACGAGCAATGGTCAGTTTCGGAGTGGGTTGAAAAATTGGGTATTATTGTTCCGGCATCGCGAGCATGGCTGTTTGACGCAATCAAACATGTCAGAACAGATCCGTACAAAAACCATGAAGAGGCACTGGTAAAAGCTGGAACGGCGCGCGGTGTTAATGAACGGTTGTATGGATTTGGAACTTCGGCAAGCAACGCAAGCCGCGCAAGCGCCGCAAGCCGCGCAAGCGCCGCAAGCCACGCAAGCCGCGCAAGCCACGCAAGCCGCGCAAGTGACGCAAGCAGCGCAAGTGACGCAAGCTACGCAAGCCGCGCAAGCGCCGCAAGCAACGCAAGCGCCGCCGGATCAACCGGGTTTGACGGCAATTCTTGGGATGGATGCAAAACCGCTATTACGCGCCCATCTAATTTAGTTTACCCGCCGGTATTTCGTAAAAACATTTTTGCTCTTGCCGGGCACTGGAAAATAGATAGCGAGGTTGTCAAATTGGCAAAGCTAGGCTGGTTTGATCCGTTTTCTGGTCACGGGAAAAGCCCTCTATATGCAAAGCGTAATGGGGTTCGATATCTAGGACTAGATACAAACGCTCGCGCATTCAAAGAGTATCTGAATATTGTAAACGAAGAATGCCAGTGCGCACCAGGTGCCAGCGTTGAAATCCGCCGTGCTGACTCTACGGTTTTCGACAGCAGTCTAGTCGGAAAATTTGACCTTTGTTATACAAGCCCGCCATATTTTAATTTTGAGGAGTACGGCGGAAATACCGGGCATTTTTCGGGGTGCGAAACGTATGACGACTACCACGATAAAATAACAGTGCCCGTTTTTAAAAATGTTTACCAGTATCTGATCCCAGGTGGAACGCTCGCAATTCAGAGCGAAAAAAATAATGGAGCCAAAAAAAAATGGATGTCAGTTATTGAGTCGATTGGTTTTAATCTAGTTTCAACCGGAGTCACGGGGCAAGAAAAGGATAAATACTCTATGCTATCAAAGCGCGATCAAACTCTTTTAATGTTCTGCAAATGAGCGACGCACTCAACGATCTTGATGCGATAAAAGGAAAGGAAGAGGAGAAAAATGATTAATCAGGCACGGCTTAAAGAACTTGAATCGAAGAGGTTGATACGAGGCAATGGGAAAGCACCCGGCTCGGCTTGCGTTATGCAGATGGTCAGCTACATCGCAAATGAGCCGTGGTCTGACCATCCCGAGTGCGCATGTCCTGTCCTGACCAGATACGCAATCGCGCTCAATGACGCGTTCAACGACGACCACAGGCAATTGCTAAAACCGTTTATCCCCCTGCTTGTCGGCACAAGGGTAGACAACGCGACACAGATTGCACGTAAGCGGTTAATGATGTGGCGCAGTGTGACCGCGCTTTACCCTGTCATTTTAGACATGTGGGGCTTGCCTGATCTCGCTGCAGAACTGCGTAGTCTAAAAAACACTGTGCAGGATATGAAGACAGCGGAACTATGTCTGAGAGAGAACAAAGAAAAGATAAAAGCCGCCTACGTCTACACCTACGCCGACGCCGACACCGACACCTACGCCTACGTCTACACCTACGCCGACGCCCACACCTACGCCCACGCCTACGCCCACACCGACGC